CGACAATATTGACTGCATTATCATCATCATTTGGTGGTACGAATGATCTTACCTGCTCTTGTGCAGGTTCATCCTTACCAATTTTAAAACCGAACAGTTTGATTGCCATATTTTCTTCTCTTTCATAAGAAAAAGGGGGCGTAATAGCCCCCCTCTGAAACTATTACGCAACTATTTATAGTCGCGAAAAGGTTTCGTCAATTAAGCAGAGTAGACGTATTGGAAGGTTACTGTAAACTCTTCCACCGCGTCTGTGGTATCGTAAGACAAATCGATTGTACTTACATCAGTAGGGAAGGCGTGGAACAGTTTAGTTTCCTTTGATACTGAATTGTCATCCTTTAACTGCTGAACTGTGATTTGCGTGGTATAGTCAACACCAGAACCCGCTCTTCTCAAGTTTGCTGAAGCAAAGTCATTGTGCGTAATGTAGGACATCCACGCTTCGAAACCTCTGCGAATGCTTTGAGATTCGTTGTTAATGACTGTAACAGTCCATTCGGCGAATGTTCTATCGCCAGGAACTTTGATACGTCTGCTTCTGAAAGGTACTTCGATTACACCAAGAGTGTAACCAGGAATCGCACCTGCTTTGATAAGAACGTCTGAGCCAGTCAAGTAAGATGCGACACCAGATGGTAGCGCACCAAACTGAAACTTAAACAGATTAGGTCTTGCACCACCTGCTAACGCACTTCTAAACGCGGTAATTGAAAAAACTGACATTTATTAATCTCCTATTTCGTTATGCGTTATTGTGGTGATACGGTGAAGTAGTCATATACCCATGTAACCGTGAATTCTGAAATTGCATCGGTACTGTCATATGACAAATCAACCGCAGAAATGTCGCTTACGAAACAGTTATTCAAAGCGTAGGTTCTTGTTGGAGAACCGCTCTGATTCAAGTGCTGTACAGTCACTACTGTGAGTAATGAGTCTGTAGTTCTACCGCCAGGGCTAACTGAACCAAATCTTTCAAAGTCTGCGTAAACAAAATTTGTCTGATATGCTTCAATTAAACGTCTAGCGTTCATGTTTGAATCATTGATAACTGTTGTTGTCCATTCTGCGAAGGTTCTGTCACCAGCAATCTTATATCTGCGCCCGCCACCGGTTGGCACCTCAATCGTTCCGTGAGTCGAACCAGGAATTTGGGCTGCCTTGCAAAGAATTGAATATGTTGCTGAATCAAATCCTTGGGCAAACCCACCTGAGAATGAAACTCGGAAGAGATTAGGGCGCGCACCAACTCCAATCGCATTCTTGATTTGTGATAGTGTATTAACGGCCATTTTATCTCCTTAGATTCTTTTATCTATTTATCCGAGTTTAGCCCAATTCCGCGAAGGCTGCCGCGCCACGAACTGAAATAAAGTTCAACTGGATGAAGTTGACAGATGCGATTGGGCGTACATAAATGTCCGCAATAAACTCGTTCGCATTGATAACGTCATCAGGGTTGTTTGTTTCATCGCAGATAACACGGAAGTCAGTCATACCGCGCTGTGCTTGAATACCGCGTAGATATGGTTCTACTGTGTTCAAGAACAATGAACGGGTTGCCGCATCGTTCTGTTCGAACAATACGTCTTCAGCGAATGTACCAATACCGCGCTGGATTGTGATGAACAATCTGCGAACATTGATGCGGCTGAATGAACCAGTCTTGGTTGTGAATGTCTTGTCGCCAAACAATACTACACCGCGACCTGGCTGTGAGAAGATTGGATTAACTGCATTCTTGTATAGAAGATCGCGTTCTGCTTCGTTTGGATTCCATGCAAGTTTTGTTACGTTGAGGATTCTACCTCTTGCAAAACCTGCTGGTGAGAACCATGGTGCGGCTTCGTTGTCTGTTCTAGCCATGCAACCAGCGGTATCGCCGTTGCAAGGAACCCAACGATATGCATCATTGTACTTGTCGTACTGATACTTCCAGTTGCCGTCCATGAATGCGTATGTAGAACGTGTTACTGTATCTGCAAATGCATTTACGTCTGTAGTCTCATCGCCTACGTTGTTTACAACGTCTGCTTCTTCTGGTGAGAATACAACCACGCAGTCTTTACGCTTTTCAGCAATGTCTGCAATAACTGTGTTGATAACTGTAGCAGATGCTTTACCCATTGCAATCAAGTCAATCTTGACTGATGCTTTGTTCTTGAATACATCAAATGCTGTAATTTTCTGTGCGTCAGTTGGTGCTGAACCATC